AGTGGTGAACAACCAAATAATTCATTAACAACAGCAGTACGTCCCACATGATGCTGGCGCGCTTGATCTTGCGCACTCCTTGCATCTTAGCAAACGTGTAGTACCAGTTGTTGTCTTCATCATTTGGTTCCAAGGACATGGCCACCAACTCTTGGAACGTGTAATCATGGTTGTCTATTTGTCCGTAAATAGGGTGCAACGGACTGACTGACGTTTTGTTGGGCTTGTGCTTGAAGCTCAACCATGACTTCATTCGTTGAAAGAAGGTTGTATGGTTTGTTTGGATCCCCTCGGGGGTGGGTAGAGTGAAGTTTGCCAAGTGCTCGAACGATTTTGGTACACTCGGCGGCTCTATGGGACCCGTCCATGGGGCTAGCTCAGTGCTTGGCGGGTTCGCCTTGAAAACACTAGCGAATTGGTGCATCGAGCTATAGAGATCCTCGGCTACAAACCTAGTTGCATTTAGAAAGCTCCACTCCTGAGCCCGCGTTGGCTCGATGGGTGGTGCTCCCAATGTCGGATATCTGTAACCTCCCAACTCCAAAGGCTGCCATACAATGAATATAGGCAGGAAGAGGATGTTCCAAATGATGATGTGAACAAAGTTCAAAATCATCATCCACTTCAGGAAGATGAGATAGTAGTACAACAGTTTTATAACTAGGTAAACCGGGGCCATTAGGATCTTGGTGAACGAAACATTGTTTCCCGCTGCGTCACCTACAGGGGTAGTGGAAAATTTTTGAACGCGGTTACTCGACATGATTGATGCTGTTCTTTTGGAAAATCATCGACCATGCCTAGTACCGCGTTCCGACTGCTTGAAGTTCGGAACTGCGTTACCAGGCGCATCCCGCAGAGCTTCGCCCAACCCAAATTGGAAACCGTTACCAATATTGGAATCATGGGCTAGTCTGCCTGTCTGATGGTTATTCGCATCAAGCGGTGCGCCCATCTAAGTGCATGGCCTCTCACGCTTTCGCAGCAGAACTGGCTCGGAATGAACTGAATCATGAGCCGTGGTTCCACCTTGAAAGCGCTGGCCACCAACGGGATGACTAACACCACCCAATGTTTCACAACACTGGGTGAAGGTCAAAGAGAGGTTTGCCCTTTTCCCCTGGGCGGCGGGGTCCCCATGGAGCCTTACTCGCGAGGGGTGCGCTTGTAGTCCCAGCGACTCTTGGTACTACTCACATTTCGCTGGCGCTCTTGATTCGAGCTCAGTTCTAACCAACCCCTGGTTTGATCAGTAAAGGGTCTGCAATAATCAAGACATCTGCAGAATGGATGCATAAAAGCACGCGGCCGCCCCGCTTGCTCAGTTAGCTTTATCTATGGCCTATTCTTGTTATGCGCTTACGGCAGGCGCATTGTTGCCTATTCTTGTTTTGCGCTTATGGCTGGCGCCTAACCCGTTTTCCGTCCGGGCAGACCGGCATGCTACTAAAACATACCAAGCTCAGCTAGCTGCTGAATGTCACTGCTGTCACCAGCGGGGGTGTACAGGTTTTCATCCAATTGTGGGCCGTGGTTCAGGTAGTTTCCAACACCATGTGCGGCAGCCACGGTGGCGCCGGCCAGTGGCAGCAACCCCGCGGTTTCTAGACCGAGAAGTGTGCTGCTCAACATCCATGGGTTGTCTACCAATCTGGCGTTGTTCATCCACTTAGCTAGTGAAAATTACTCATCGGCCCCACCCACCTCAGGAGCAGGCTTGCCATCTTCTCAGGTGTGAGTGCCCGGTTGATGACCGGCAACAGTGGCCTGACTAATAACATCCATCAGGCGCTCCTCACGGGGTGTGGGATAAGGAATCGGTTGGGCTTGCTTGCTCATGGGGTCGACCATATCATACCTACAGCGGAACGAGGTGAACATGTGTATCTCTAGCGTCT